CTGACCTTCTCGATGGGCAGGGTGACTTCATTTCTGATTTTGCCATGTCGTCGAATTACTCTTTTGCCGAGTATAAGGCATTATCGCGTTATGCAGTTAATGAACAGGTTACTGTTCAACATAGGCCATGGTCCATGGCTATTGACATGCTTTCTACGTGTTTAATAGGCATGTCCAATTCTAATGTTGTTGATTATAATACAGCCGTCTCTTTGGTTGATAAAACTACCTCTGCTGGCTGGCCCTGGTCTGTTGTCCATACGACCAAGGGTTCTCTATTGAAAGATCACTCATTTAAAACTTATTATTATAGATTTATTGATCGTATTTTGAAATCCCAATATGTTGTGTGCATCTGGAAAGATTTTATTAAAAAAGAAGTTCGTAAGAGGAGCAAATTGATGGCTCACGATCCTCGTTCTGTTTTGAGTGCCCCTCCTGAACTTTTAATTTTAGGGAATCAGCTTTTTGCTGATCAGAATGATAAATTGTGTTCATTGGGTTCAAGGGGTGAAATTCCAATTTGGGTAGGTGCCACCAAATATTATGGTGGTTGGCACGATTTGGCGCTTAGGTTGCGCCGATTTCTCCACCGTTTTGATGGTGATGTTTCCCATTGGGATGCACATATGACAGCAAAATTTTTCGAAGTTATTAAACAGCTTCGTATTTCTAGTTTGCGTCAAAATTACTCCAGAGATTTTTTGTTGCTCGTTGATGAGTTTTATAATCAAGTTGTTAATTCTGTTATTCTATGTACTCTAGGTGATGTTATCCAGAAGTTTGGTGGTCAGCCTAGTGGTCAGAGAAATACTTTGGAGGATAATGGGATTTTCCATGTTTTTATATGGTTCTATATGTGGTGTGCTATTGTTGTCCCTACTGATGCCACTTATGAACCTACTTGGGATTGTTTTAAAAAGCATATAGAATTGATGGTTATGGGGGACGATGTTATTTATTCTTTATCTGAATCTCTCCTCCCCATTTTAACCGTTCCTGTTATTTCTGCGTTTTATGCGACATTGGGTTTTGTGTACAAGCCTGGAGCTAGTAAATCTCGTGAAATGATTGATTTGGAGTTTTGCTCAACTAAGTTTGTTCTTTATCAAGGCTTTTATGTACCTTCCTTAAACACTAATAAAATGATTGCCTCTATGGTTTTGAAGAATACTGACAGGCATATTCGCATGCTATTGTTGAGGTGTTTATCTTTGCGAATAGAAGGTTATTTCAATTATGAATTTCGTCATTTTATAGAAGATTTTATTGAATTTCTTCTTAATAATTATTCTAGTGAATTGCGCTCTGATTGTGAGCGAAACGAAAGAGACCCTTATACTTTTAGTGAAGTTATGCAGATATATAAGGGTCCGCGTCAGATTATATCGTTGTATTTGTATCAAAGAAGTTGAATTTCTTTTTTGTTTAGCTTTTTTGATTGTTAGGTTTAATTAAATAGCTAGCCTAACAAATGTCTGAGTTAGTTGAGAAAGTTAAGGATGCAGTTAATCCTGAAAATCTTATGTTTAAGTATCATGGTAATTGGGGTGGTCCTGGTTACGGTGCTGGACGTTTTACAAGAGATGGCGGTGACGACCTTGATTGGTCTTATCCCCCAGCGGATGAGCTCGACGCGCTTTATAGGATGCATGATTATGATTATGGCGTTGTCGATCATAAAATGGCTGATCGCTGGTATCTTAAACGTAGTTCTAAGTTACCACATAGCTTAAAGAAGACTTTTTCTGATTTTGGTTTTAATTTGAAAGCCAATTATGGGATCCCTATTGATTATGATGTTAAGTTGCCTGATTATGGCTTCTATCCTTGGGAGAAGGTTCCGTCTGCGATAATGACTAGTAACGGAACAAAAGAAATGTCTTGGTTTGGAAATGGTATTTCAAATGCCCCTCAGAGGAATTTTGTTCCTGCTGTTGGTAGGGTCCCTGAGGGAGCTACTATGTCTATGAATATACCTAGTAATCCTTTTAATGCTACTAGTAGACCTAAGTTTGTTAAACCTAAGGTTACTTGGCCTAAAGCCGGTTCTATGCCGAAGCGACCTAAGGCCGCTATTATTAAAAGTTCTTACTCTAAGGGTGATTCCCTTAATAGACGGCAAGAGCGTAAGATCGCTCTGGATCTGGCACGTTCTCGTGCCGCCAAAGCTCGTGGTACTGCTAAACCTAAAGTTCCGTCTGCGATAATCGTTAACAACGGAACAAAAGTTATGCCTAAACCAGTTCGAGGTAGAGGAAGAAAGGGTCGGAAACCATTGCCGCGTAGAAGGCGGGTTGTCCCCCCAAAACGTGCTCGGGCTAAGGGCGTCAAGACTGGCGCCAGATTTAAGATGCCTGTTGCTCGTATTCGAAGAGCTCCTGTTGCTTATGGAGTTAATTTGCGT